TGCCTGCGCCTGGGCGCTGATCTGGTGGATGTTCTGCCGCTATCCGCAGAAGTCGGTGCTGACGGCGCCGACTCAAGGGCAGCTGTTCGATGCGCTGTTCGCCGAGGTCAAGCGCTGGATCTCTGCGGCGCCACCGTTCATGTCGGAGCTGATCGAGTGCTTTGCCGACCGCATCGAGCTGCGGGCGGCGCCTGAGAACAGCTTCATGTCGGCGAGAACGTCGAGCCCGGAGCGCCCTGAGGCGCTCGCGGGCGTCCATAGCGATCATGTGCTGCTGGTCTGCGACGAAGCCCCCGGCATCCCCGAGGCGGTCTACGAGGCGGCGGTCGGGTCGATGTCGGGCTACTCGGTCCCCACCATCCTGATCGGCAATCCGACCCGCAATACCGGGTTGTTTTTCAAGACTCACCATCAGCTGTCGTCCGACTGGTTCCGCATGCATGTGTCATGCGTCGACAGCCGGCTGGTGAGCCGGGACTACATCAAGCAGATCGCGGCGACCTACGGCGAGGCGAGCAACGCCTACAGGGTGAGGGTGCTGGGCGAGTTCCCGCTGCGTGAGGACGATGTCCTGATCGCTGCCGAGCTGGTCGATGCGGCGATGAACCGGGATGTCGTTCACGACGTCAAGGAACCGATGCTCTACGGCCTCGACGTGGCGCGCTTCGGCGATGACCGCACCGTCCTGGCGAAGAGACAGGGCAACTGCGTGGTCGAGATCAAGGCGTGGTCCGGTCTCGATCTGATGGAGACCTGTGGGCGGGTGTTCCACGAGGCGCAGACCGACAAGCCGTCCGAGGTGATGGTCGATTCCATCGGCATGGGCGGCGGTGTCGCCGACCGGCTGCGCGAGCTGGGGCTGAATGTCCGCGATGTGAATGTCTCCGAATCCTCGGCGCTCAATCCGACCGCCGCCAAGTTGCGCGACGAGCTGTGGCTGACCTTGCGTGACTGGCTGGCGCAAAGGGCTTGCCGGATTCCGCGCGATGAGGAGCTTCGCGCCGAGCTGATCGGCCCGACCTACAGCTTTCTCAGCAACGGGCGGATCAAGGTCGAGGGCAAGGTCGACATGAAGAAGAGGGGCATGCGCAGCCCCGACAAGGCCGATGCCGTCGGGCTGACCTTCGCCGGACAGGCCGCCTACGTCGGCGGTCGTGCGTCGAGCTGGGTCAAGGGCAAGCCGATCCTGCGCAGTATTCGAGGGGTTGTGTGATGGCCGACGTCCAGAAGCTCGCCCGCGACTTCCTGATCAAGCTCTACATGCGCCAGGGCCACTCGCCACAGCAGGCTGCGGCGATGGCCCGGGACAAGCTCGGGCGCTTCGATCCGATGCAGGCCGAGGTCGACCGGGTCGACAACGATCCGCTGCGGGGCGACCCGCTGTGGGCCCCTGGCAGCGTCAATGCCGACCTGATCGCCGCCAACGAGCAAGAGCGTCGGGCCAATGCCGCGATCATGGCGCGCAAGGTGCTGCCCGGCGCCGATACCCAGCCCCGGTTCGACCTGGGCGGCAATCCGGCGTTCCAGCCGCCGCCGTTCGCTGGCGAGGAGGCGCGGGCCAACGAGACCGGCGTGATGCCGGGCACGCTCGATCTGCCGCCCGACACCGAGGCGGACATGCCGGTCTTCCCGAAGCCGCCGCCTCCAGTGTTCGTCGGCGAAGAGGCGCGTGCCGATGAGAGGCCGCGCGCTGGCGCGGGCCCGGCACAGCGCCGGGCTGTCCCGGTCCCCGTGCCGGTACCCGCCGAGGCGGGTCCGGCAGCGCCGCTGATGGTCAGCCAGGAGCCGCCAGCGGCGACGCTGATGGCAGAGGGCCCGCTCAGTGTCAGTGGCCCGTCAGAGGGCGATAGCCCGAGCGTCGCCGACTACTTCCGCCGCAAGCGCAACTGGAAAGACGAGCAGGGTCTGCTCGGAAGGGTGCTGTGATGTCCTTCGCTCTCGTGTTCTGGATTCTGATGCTGCTCTGGCTGGTCTGGAGCCTGCCTTTCAATACGTGGTCGGCCAACGCGCCGTACGCCTCGAACATCATGCTCTTCATCCTGTTCGGGCTGCTCGGGTGGCGTGTGTTCGGTCCGGCATTGCACCCGTAGGAGACGACATGCCTGAGATCCGCACCTGCATTGGCGCAGAGCAAGTCACCTCGCTCTCTGCCAGCGCACCTCTCGCCAGCGTTCCGACCTACGCTTCCTGGGCGATCATCAAGCCGCGCGTGCAGGGTATCTACCTGCGCCTCAACGGCGGCACCGCGACGTCGGCTGACATGCTGATCCCGGTCGACACCCCGGTCGAGGTCACGTCAGGCCTCGCCAATGTGCGGATGCTGCAGGCCACTGCCGGCGCCATCGCCGACGTCTGGTACTTCGGGTAGTCGCGCTGTGAAGCGTCCGAGCACCCCGTTGCGAGGTTCCTGATGTATATCGGTCGTGCCGCTTTCCTGTCGCCGCCGAGGACGATGATCGGTCGCCCGAGCGCGTTCTCGCCGAGTAGTCTCGGCGGGTCGCTGCTGGCGTGCTGGGACGCCGAGCGGTCCGACCTGATCACGCGCGACGGTGGCGGTCTGGTGTCTTCGTGGCGCGACACTGTCGGCGGCTACGACACCGTCCAGGCTACCGGTACTGCCCAGCCGATCTGGAGCGCCACGTCGTTCAACGGCAGGCCCGGTATCGCCTTCGACGGCACGGACGACTGTCTGAGCGCGGCTGTGCCGGCCTCGTTCCCGCTCGGCGCTGTCGGTAGCGAGATATGGGCGGTTGTCGATCAGTTGTCGCTCGATGCCGACGTGAACAACAGAAGCCTCTTCGGGTACGGCGGCGGCGTCAACAGCACTGCTCGCCGCGTGCTGCGCAGCCGCCTCTCCACCGTGAGCCGCTTTCAGAGTTTGGTCGGCGACGGCACGACCACTGTATTCGTGGCCAACCTGACCGCCAGCGGCAATGGGCGGCATGTCGTGCGCCTGCAGGTTGCCAGCAGCGCATCGCAGACCGACGTCGATGCCGTCGCGGGGGCCTCGGCTGCAGCGGTGCCTGCAACAGTGGCGACGCGGCTGCGCATCGGCGCAGGCACGGGCACGTCGCCGCTTGAGTTCGGCCAGATGATTGCGTCAGCCATGCTCGTGACGGCTTCGCTCACGGCGGAGCAGGCGACGGCGCTGCGTACCTATCTCGCCGGGAGGGTGTAATGGGCGTAAAAATCTCCGAGCTGCCGGCGGCACCGTTCGCCAATGCGCTCGACCAGCTTGAGGCCAACCAGTCAGGCGTGTCGCGCCGCTTGGCGCTGTCGCAGATCAGTGACTATGTCGGCGCTCATCTGCCGGCGCAGGTGTCGCTCGATGTCCGCTCCTATGGCGTGACGATGAACGGCATTACGGACGACACCGCAGGCGTGACGGCGGCGGTCGCTGCTGCCGCCCTGACGGGACAGAGCCTGTTCTGGCCGCAGGGCACGGCTCTGACCACACTGTCGATCCCGCTGCTGCATACGGTCCGCCACAGCGGCCCTGGCCGCATTAAGCGCGGGGCCAACGTCTTTGTCATGGCACCGAAGGCTGGCACCACCAACCACCTCTACGTCGCGCCGGCTGGCACCACGGCCAACGATGGCCTGTCGGCGACCGAGCCGATGGCGTCGCAGACGGCGGTCACCGCTCTGTCCAACTACGGTCCCGTCCTCCAGGCGACGTGGCAGATCGACTTCGCGGCTGGTGCGAACGCGGGCTTCCTCATGGCCCTTCGGTCGGTCAATCCGGTGCGCTTCGTCGGCGTGCCGACCGGTGACTTCAGGACCGTGCCGACGTCGACCATCACCAAGGCGGCGAGCGGCGCGCTGTCGAACGGCATGGCATTCGTGAACGGCGCCAACGTCTTCGTGAAGGACATTCTGGCCAGCGGGTTCGTTGGCCTGGATGACGCTGGTGTGTGGGCCAGCGCCTACACGACGATCACTCTCGAAAACAACCACGTCACCAATTGCTACCACGGCTGGTACTTCCTCGACTTCGTGTTCCACAGCGCGAAGGGCGGGACGATCTCGAATTGCACCAAGTATGGGGTCCACGAGCTGTACTTCGTGCTGCGCAACTTTAAGTACGCAGGCTCTACAGCCAACGGCACCATCATCACCGGGTGCGAGTTTGCTGTGCACAGCAAGGAGTTCTGCACCGGCCATCTGGATTTTGTCGATATATCCGATTGCACCTATGGTGCCATGGCGGTTCGCGGCAGCACGATCAATTCGGCGCACGCGAGCTTCAAGCGCTGTGTCATCGGCATGGTGCTGGCCAGCCGGTCGTCTGCCGTCAGGAACGTCGACACCGACTGGCACGTCGGAACCGCCGACGCCTGCACCATCCAGATTTTGGCGCTTGACCCGCAGATCATCGAGAACGTGCCGGGCGGCGGCAATGTCGAGGACGCGATCCTCCCACCCTACGTCGGGCAGTCGATCAAGACGTTCGGATACGGCATCGTCCCCTTCACGCTGACCGGGACGACGTCCAGCACCACCATGATCAATTCGCTGGGCACCCTGCAGCCGGGCGAGTTCCAGGCCGAGAACACCCAGGTGCGCCTCCGGGCGTTCGGCTCTGCCAGTCTGGCGGCGGGAACGGGGCTTCTGCTCTTCCGCGTCGGCGGGGTGACGCTCGGAGCCTTCACACTCCCGATTGGCACGTTGCTCTGGGAGTTCGAGTGCCACTACTTCGTCAGTGCGACGGGCGACAACCAGCGCTGGTTCGCCAAGCTCACCTACACCGCAAGCGCGACCAGTCCCGCCGTCGTCCTGATCAATCGCGGGACAAAAACCAATCCGCACTCGACCACCGCCTACGTCTTCAACCTGAACGGCCAGCTCGCCGTCGGCACCGACAGCCTGACGGCGGACTTCGCCGAGGGCTGGACGACGAACCGATAGACAGGAGGATAGAATGGCCAGGAAGTTCAAACCCAAGGTCGACCCGCACGCGGCGCTGATGTCCGCCTTCGAATCGGCGGACGCCAATACGCCGCGCACCAAGGAAGGCAACGGCAGCTACGGCTTCGCCGCCAGCGGCATGCCGCGCAGTCCGGCACAGATGGCAGCGGTTAAGAAGGCGGCGGCAGTGAGCGCCAAGAACCGCCATGCGCGCGCCGATGCGCGCCATTCCACGGCGCCCGATCTGGGCCAGACCAAGACGACGTCGACCGGCAGCCTCGGTCTCAACAAGCCGAAGAAGGGGCTGCTGTCGTTCTAGCGGCGTGGGCCTGCAACCGCAGGCCCCGAGCGTAAGCGTAAGCGTACCGGTGTATTCATGAGTGTCACCCAGTTTGAGGGACTCGGCACCGGCATCTCGAACCAGTCGTTCGATGCTGCCGATCTCCGCCACCCTGACGATCCTTCGATGGATGAGGAGCAGTTCTCGTCGGCGGTGCGTGCCGCGATTGACGATGCTGCTCTCTACATCGACGGCTACATCGCGCCCCAGCGCGAACAGGCGACCCTGTTCTATCGCGGCGAGCCGTTCGGCAACGAAGAGCCGGGCCGTTCGCAATTCGTGATGACCGAGGTGCGCGACACCGTCCTGGCGATGATGCCGTCGCTACTGCGCATCTTCACCAGCTCCGACGAGGCGGTGTCGTTCGAGCCGCGCACGGCAGAGAAGGTCGAGCAGGCGCAGCAGGCGACCGACTACGTCAACTACCTGTTCTACAACGACAACGACGGCTTCCAGATCCTCTACAACGCGATCAAGGATGCGCTGATCCGCAAGACCGGCGTGATCAAGTGGCGTTGGGACGACGACGTCGAGATCTATGACGTCGACTTCACCGATCTCAGCGACGCCCAGGTTCAGATGCTGACGGTCGAGCCGGACGTCGAGATCGTCGCCAAGGATTCCCGGCCCGACCCGGTCGGCATGATGATGCTGCAGATGCAGCAGCAGGCGTGGCAGCCCGGCGAGGAGCCGCCTGCGCCGATGCTGCACAACGTCAAGATCCGCCGCCGCAAGAAGAAGGGCCGGGTCAAGGTCGAGTGCATGCCGGTCGAGGAGTTCATCTGCTCGCGCGGCGCCCGCGATCTCGACAGCGCCATGCTGGTCGGGCACCGCAGCCTCAAGACCCAGAGCGAGCTGGTCGCGATGGGTTACGACCCCGACGAGATCGAGGAGTCGCGCGGCCTGGGCGACACCTTCGTGCTGAACTACGAGGCGCAGGCACGCAACCCGGCGATCAACGCTTTTCTCCAGACGCCGGATATCAACGACGAGTCGGCGACCAAGATCATCTACAACGAGGTCTACGTCCGCATCGATAAAGACGGCGATGGTATCGCCGAGCTGCACAAGACCTGCATGATCGGCGGCAAGGTGATGCACGACGAGATCGTGCGCGACGTGCCGATGGCGGTTCTCTGCCCCGACCCCGAGCCGCATATGATCATCGGCTCTTCGGTCGCCGACCAGACGATGGACATCCAGTTGCTCAAGAGCAACGTGGTGCGCAATACGCTCGATAGCCTCGCGCAGTCGATCCACCCGCGCACCGCCGTGGTCGAGGGTCAGGTCAACATGGACGACGTGCTGAACGTCGAGACCGGCGCCATCATCCGCATGAAGCAGCCCGGCATGGTGCAGCCGCTTGCCGAGCCGTTCGTCGGTCAGGCGGCGATGCCGATTATCGAATGGCTCGACACCGTCAAGGCGATGCGTACCGGAATCATCCCGGCGACCGCCGGCCTCGATCCCGACGTGCTGCAGTCCACCACCAAGACGGCGGTCTTCACAGAGATGACTGCGCGGCTGTTCGCAGAGAACGGCATCAAGAGGATGATGAAGGGCATCCTGAAGCTGGTCTGCCAGCACCAGGACAAGCCGCGTATGATGCGCCTGCGCGGCAAGTGGGCCGAGGTCGATCCGAGAACCTGGGACGCGGACATGGACGTGATCGTCCACGTCGCTCTCGGTCGCGGCACCGATCAGTCGCGCATCGCGGCGCTGACGGCGATCCTCAATAAGCAGGAGCTGGCCATTCAGTTGGGCGGCACCTCCAACCCACTGGCCGGTCTCGACCGCTACCGCAATACGCTCGCCAAGTTGACCGAGATCATGGGCTACAAAGATGTCCAGCAGTTCTGGGCGCCCATCGACATGCAGCAGATCGCTGCCATCGAGCAGCAGAAGGCGCAGGCCAAGCCCGATCCCAACATGGTGATCGCCGAGGCCGAGCAGGCCAAGGCGCAGAGCCAGATCGCCAGCCATCAGCTGGAGGACCAGAGGAAGCAGCAGCAGCAGATGTTCGAGCAGCAGCTCGAACAGCAGCGCCTGCAGTTCGACGTCTGGAAGGCGCAGTTGGAGGACGCCCGCGCCCGCGAGCAGATGCGCCTCCAGGCGATGATCTCGGCGCAGCAGAACGAAGCCCAGCTCGGTATCCAGGTGGCGGCGCAGGAGCAGGATACCGTCGCCGAGCGCGAGCGGCTGATGGCGGAGCTGGTGAAGAGCGGCGAGCAGAGCGAGCGCGACGCGGCGCAGGCGCTGGTCGAGCTGGAGGCCGATCTCGCCAAGCATGCCGCCACGCTCGAAAACCAGCTCCAGATCGCGCGCGAAAAGCCGGCGCCAACCAAGGGTAGCAAGTGATGATGACGCGCGAAGATATCGAGCAGCTCACCGACTGGCTGAAGAGCCCGACGTTGCCGAAGCTGGTGGCGCAGATCGAGGAGAAGTACGTCGCTGCCTGGAAGGCGGCGACGAAGCCCGAAGACCGCGAGCATTGCTGGCGGATGATCCGCTGCCTGCAGGGCGTGGTCGAGGAGATGGTGCGGCTCACTGCAACGCAGAAGGTCGACCATCACAACGCCAGCCGTGCGCGGGCGAACAACTGGAACATGCCCAAGCCAGAGGAACGGGCGAGCTAACTTGTAGCGTAGCGTACAAAGGAGTACGATCATGCCGACGACCGCCGATACGGCCTCACAGGGCCCCGGCTTGCAGGACGCAGCGGCTGCGTTCACCGGACTGCTGGACCGTGAAGACGGCACCCCGGCATCCCCTGAGGCCGCTGATCCTTCCGACGCTCCTGAACAGAGCGACGGCGATGCCAATGCTGAAGCGCAACCGGAAGAGACCACCGAGACAGGCGATGAACCTGCCCTGGATGCCGAGAGCGAAGAGGCGGCGGATACTTCGGACGAGACCCAGGCAGAGCCGCAGAAAGCGACCCCGCTCTACACCGTTAAAGTCAACGGCAAGGACGAGCAGGTAACGCTGGAAGAGGCCCTCAAGGGATCCT